GCCTGTCGGGCGGGCAGATCCAGCGGCTGTGCATCGCCCGGGCGCTGTACCACGACCCGCGCCTGCTGGTGTTCGACGAAGCCACCTCGGCGCTGGACACGCAATCGGAAAGCAACATCCTCGCCAACATGCAGGAGATCCTGCGCGGGCGCACGGCCGTCATCATCGCGCACCGGCTCAGCACGATCATGCAGGCAGACAAGATCCTCGTGCTGTACGAAGGCGGCATCGTGGAGCAGGGGCGGCACGAGGAACTGCTCGCGCGCCGCGGCATGTACTACCAGTTGGTCCAGAAACAGTTGAGCGCGGCATGAAGCTATTCAACCAGGGCACGCCTGTTACCTCCGCGGTGTCGTTTGCCGGGCTGATCGAGAAGATCGAGATCCTGCGCTCGACGCTGCGCTGGTCGTCGCGGCTGGAGCGGCCCGAGATCGAGAAGCTGCTCAAGCAGGCCACCACGCTGCGCGACGAGGTGATGGGGCTGTCACACAAGGAGCGCTTCGTGGCGGCCGCCTCGGCCGAGCCCGAGGCCGTGACCGAGGTGGAGCCGGTGGACCTGTCCTCGCGCGAGCGGCGCCAGGCGCTGATGGAGCGCAGCTTCATCTTCGAGGGCACCTTCGGCGACAACCCCAAGCTGCTGGAGGCACTGGAGATTGCGGAGAAAGCCTCCCCGACCGACCTCCCGGTGCTGATCGACGGCGAAAGCGGCACCGGCAAGGAGCTGATGGCGAAGGTGATCCACGCCAACGGCTCGCGCACGGACAAACCGTTCATCTCGGTCAACTGCGGGGCGATTCCGGACAGCCTGCTCGAATCGGAACTGTTCGGCCACAAGAAGGGCGCGTTCACGGGCGCCGCCAACGACCGGCGCGGCAAGTTCGAGAGCGCCCACACCGGCACGATCTTTCTCGACGAAATCGGCGAACTGCCTCTGGTCGGGCAGGTCAAGCTGCTGCGCGTGCTGGAGGCGCACGAGATCCAGCGCGTGGGTTCGGACGAGGTGATCTCGGTGGACGCCCGCATCGTGGCGGCCACCAACAAGGATCTACGGCGGATGAGCCAGGAAGGCACCTTCCGCGAAGACCTGTTCTACCGGCTCAGCGTGATTCATGTGACGTTGCCGGCACTGCGTGAGCGGCGCGACGAGATCGCGCTGCTGGTGGCCTATTTTGGCGATGAGTCCGCTGGGCAGCTCAAGCGCCGTCCGGTCAAGCTGACGCCCCGCCTGCGCGACTTCCTGATGCACTACGACTACCCCGGCAATATCCGCGAACTGCGCAACATCATGTACCGGATCTCCTGCCTGGCCGGCGATACGGCCGATCTGGCGCACCTGCCGCAGGACATCCGCCCCCGGCCGGCGGGGCTGTCCGTGGTGGCGGGGGCAGGGCGCGGCGGCGTGGCGGACGTGACCACGGCGACCTCGCTCGCCGAGGCCAAGCGCGCCGCCAGCGACGAGGCCGAGCGGGCCTTCCTCGAACGGGGCCTGCAGGAAGTGGGCGGCACGGTGGCGGAGCTGGCGCGGCGCTTCGAGATGAATCGCTCGCACGTGCAGATGCTGCTCAAGAAGCACGGCATCCATTCGAAGGATTTCCGGGGCAACCGGGCGGCGGAGGGCGGGAAGTAGGGCCCCTCGCTTCGCTCAGACTTCCGGATTGAGCAGCGTCATGTCGGAGCCGCCGCCGATGTCCTCGGCGCGCAGTACGACAACCGACACGTTGTCGTGCCCGCCATTCACCAGCGCGCGCTGCACCAACTCGTTGGCCGCCGCCGCGCAGTCCCCCGCGCTGGCTGCCAGCACCGCCGCGATGCCGGCATCCTCCACCTCGTTGCTCAGGCCGTCGCTGCAGAGCAGGAACATATCGCCATCGCCCACCTCTAGCGTCAGCACGTCGAGGTCGAGCCGGGTGGCGGCGCCCACGGCGCGCGTGATGGTGTTGTGGGCGGGATGGTGCTTGGCTTCCTCGGCCGTGATCAGCCCCCGGGCGCGCAGCCGCTCCACCTGGCTGTGGTCGCGCGTGAGCTGTTTCAGATGGCCGGCCCGGAAAAGATAGAGCCGGCTGTCGCCGGCCCAGAGGCACCCGCATCGCCGCTCGCAGGCCAGCATCGCCACGACGGTGCTGCCGATCACCCGGACCTTCATCCGCACGGCTTCGTCGATCAGCGCCTGGTTCACGGTCAGCAGCGTCGTGCGGGCGTCGTCCAGCGCGCCATCGAGGCTGCCGGGCGGCCCCAGGCCGGAGAGGGCCTGGACGATGGCCCGGCTGGCGAAGTCCCCCACGGCATGGCCGCCCATGCCGTCGGCCACCGCCCAGATGCCGCGTTCGGTCAGGTCCAGGCAGGCGTCCTCGTTGCGTTCCCGCACCCGGCCGACGTCCGTGGCGGCGGCCGAGCTCCAGCGGAATTCCGTTGCGCAGGTCACGGTGTGCTCCGGCGCGGAAGAAAGCGGCTCCGCGCAAGCGCCGCCCCCCGGGGCAGCATCAAAGGGTGGCCGGTGGGAGTGCCCCCCGGCTACCGGGCAGGACTCAGATCAACCGACCCTTGTTCCGGGCGTCCAGCGCGGCGTCCACGGTGATGGTCGAATTGGGCGCGTTGTTCTGGACGTCGATGTTCTGGAACTGGTTGTTCATCTGATCAGCATAGAAGCTGTAGTTGATCTCGTAAAAGTTCACGACTGGAGACGCGCTCGGGCGGGAGGCCACGTAGGGCTGGATCCAGCCGAACACCCACGGCGCGCCGCCGCCGCGAATGCAGGACATGGCGCGGAAATCCAACACGTGGTGGGTGTCGAGGTCCTTGACGATGAGGGTGGCCATGATGGTCTCCAGAGTCGGGGGGCGGCGCGTGGCGCCATGCCTGTATAGAGCAATCGGTGTGCCACAGGGGCTTTGTGATGCCGGGGGCGCATGGCGGGCGCGACGTGGCGTCGGGACGGCCTGCGGCGTTGGCACCGGCCCAACACCGGGCACGAGGGATGTCGGCTGGCACCCGCCACAGCTATCCGGCTCTGGATGGGCAAGGTGGAAGCTCGGTTGATGGCCGCCAGCCAACACATCGCTCACAAAACTGTTGGATGGCCGCGCACGGTTTCTGGCCGGGAAGGGGTGCCGATCCCCCGCAACCCCTTGTCCTGCCGTGGTTCGATGGCATTGGCACGCTTGATGCGGTTGGTTGGCATCGACACAGCACTGGCTGCCTCCCACCGACACCGAACCGAGAACCGCCATGAACACCCAAAACCAACAACAAGACGACTACCTGCCCGGCGCCCATCTGGTTACGGAACGCAACGGCTACGTCCATCATGGCATCTACGCCGGCAACGGCCGCGTCATCCACTACGCAGGCTTCTGCCACGCCCTGCACGCCGCCCCGGTCGAGGAAACCTCGCTCACCCAGTTCGCCCACGGTCACACAGTGGCGGTGAAGATTGAACCCTGCGCCCGCTACCTCGGCATGGAAGCCGTCGCCCGTGCCCGCACCCGCCTCGGCGAAGACCACTACCACCTGCTGACCAACAACTGCGAACACTTCTGCACCTGGTGCCTGCTCGGCCAGGCCCGCAGCGAACAGGTGGACGCCTGCCTGCGCCAGCCCCGCGCCGCCGTCCACACCGTCCTGTCGATGGTGCGCGCCCTGCTGGCATCGATCGGCACCGGTACCGGCACCGGCACCGGCCTGACCGCCGCCTGAGCGGACCATCGAACCAACAGGGAGCAAGCCATGAGCGGACTGATCGATTGGGTAGGCTGCGAAAGCCGCCAGGCAAGGGCCTGCCACCGGCGCGCAGCCCGAGCCACCGCCAGCGGACGGCGTGACCAGCAAGGCGCGCGCCGTCGCACCAGCACCCGCCGCCGGCCATGGGCCGAACTTGCCGAGTTTGCTATACTCCGCCCCGTCTTCCGGCTCGGCCGGCCCATGGCGGCTGGCGCACCGAGCAGACGGTCCGCTCGCCGTAGTTCAATGGATAGAACGAGCGCCTCCTAAGCGCTAGATACAGGTTCGATTCCTGTCGGCGGGACCATAATCAAGTCCGCAGCAGTTCTCCAAAGTCCTCCGCTCCGCGATAAATCAAGGCTTCCCGGCCTTTCGACGTTCGTCAAAGTTCGTGACGAATCGTTGGCATCCGGCATTTTTCGAGGCATCATTCGTGGCACCAGTAATGCCACGATTTTCGGTGCCACGAAAAAATGCCTATCCGCGTCGAGCCCCTCTCCGACACCAAACTCCGTAACGCCAAAGCAAAAGAGAAGCCGTACAAGCTGGCGGACGGTGGTGGCCTGTTTCTAGAGGTAATGCCCGACGGCCGTAAGCTGTGGCGTTTTCGATATTTCAGGCCATCGGGTAGCGAGAATCGGCTCGGGTTCGGCGTGTACCCCGAAGTCACCCTGGCCCAGGCGCGCGCGCAGCGCGATTCGGCCCGCACCCTGCTGGCCGCCGGCACCGACCCCGGCACTGCCAAACAGGATCAGCGCCTCGCGGCCAAGATCGCCGCCGGCAATTCCTTCGAGGCGGTCGCCCGTGACTGGCATGCCACCCAGAAGGAAGGCTGGAACGAGGTCTATGCCGGCAAAGTCCTCGCCTCGCTCGAGAACGACGTCTTCCCCGTCTTGGGCAGCACGCCCATCTCCGACATCCGCGCGCCGGCCATCCTAGCGCTGCTGAAGAAGGTCGAGGCGCGCGGCGTCCGCGACACCACAAAGCGCGTGCTGCAGCGCATGCGCGCTGTGTTCCAGTACGGCATCGTCTATGGCTTGTGCGACCGCAACCCGGCCACCGACATCGATAGCGAGGTCGTGCTCAAGGCGGCGCCGGTCCAGCACCAGGTCAGGGTGCCGTTGGCCGAACTGCCGCAGCTGCTGCGCGACATCGATGGCTACGAGGGCGACAAGGTGACGCGCCTGGCGTTGCAGTTCATGACGCTGACGTTCGTGCGCACCACCGAAATGATCCAGGCGAAGTGGGACGAGATCGACGAGGACAAGGCCGAGTGGCTGGTGCCGGCCGAGCGCATGAAGATGCGCGACCCACACGTGGTGCCGCTATCCACGCAGGCGCTGGCCGTGCTGAAGGAACTGCGCGAGATCAATGGCCATCGCGGCTTCATCTTCTACAGCCCGCGCGGCAAAACTGGCCACATCAGCAACAACACGATGCTGTATGCGCTGTACCGGCTGGGCTATCACTCGCGGATGACCGGCCACGGGTTCCGTGGCCTGGCCTCAACTGCATTGAACGAGCTGGGCTACCGATCAGACGTCATCGAACGCCAGCTCGCGCACGTCGAGCGCAACAAGGTGCGGGCGGCATACAACCACGCGCAGTACTTGCCCGAGCGCCGGCAGATGATGCAGGCGTGGGCTGACCACGTAGGCGCACTACGTTCCACGAGCCCAATGGGAGGTGAACAATGAAACGCGCGATGGAACTTGCGCGGAAGCATGTGCACGGCATCGTTCCTTTCTTGATCGCAGGGGGCTTTGCCTATCTCGCCTACGGGTTCTACCTTGCCCCTCCAAATGCCAGTCAGGACTGGGCAGCTTGGGCGCAGGCTTTCGGCGCAACTGTGGCTCTTGGAATTGCGATCTACGTTCCGTATCGCCAGCGTGTAGATGATCGGGCCGATCGCGTAGCAAAGGAGACTGAGCAAAGAGGCCTGTCTCTCTTATGCCTTCAAGAGATATCAGCTGAGATCGCTCAGATGTGCCTACTTAGTGGATTCCAAAAGGACAATCCGGAGCACAGGACAATTTATCCGAACATCGCTGACGATTTCAATGCGATGGTCGAATGCCTTGACCGCTTTCCCATTGAGCGCTTTATCGAGGCTGGCAGGGCTGAGGAGCTGAGAGCCCTACGGCGCATCTCGTTGCAGATGGCTCTATTGCACATCGAAGACAAGGAGATGTACGGACCGCAATTCAACGTCAAGCATCGTGTGCAGATCGGTGAACTCGAGAGCACTGTTCGAATAATTTCACTTCGATTAAAGGACGAGATCGAGGAGATATGCCCGGGAAAATTCACCACGCGGCTGCGCACCCGCCTGTAAGCTGCACCTCTATATACGCATGAATAGTTACTGCTCAGATTGCCAGGCTCTCGTGGACAAGCTGCGGGACCACCGCCCCCATGGCAACCTCGTCTTTCGGAATCCCACTAGGCACGAACTGGGGGAGTGGGCGAAATATTTCGAGGGCGATCTATACACGTGCCGTGCCTGTTGCCGGGTGCTTCTTAGGGAGTCGACTAAAGCCCCGGAGCCTCAAGTTTGGCGCGCGCCACCAGTGGTGTAAATGCGGCGATTCCACGCTGCAGCGGCACTGGCCTCGCTTTTGTGTGTCAGGGCGATCTGGTGGCCGCAGCACGCGACGTCGGGGCAGCTGCCGGTCCTTGCGGCCGAAGCGCGCGTCGGCGCGCTGAGCGTCGGTTTTGCGGGGTCAGCCGGCCGGCCAAGTGAGGGGGTAGTTGGTCATGCTAGGATGGTTGTCACGTTGGAGGGGCGGATATGGAGCGCGTTTCCGAGTACCGAGGCTTCGAGATCCGGATGTTCCTGACGGGCACTTCCACAGACATGTTTGACGTCTGGTTCCAGATCACGGGCCCGACAAATCCAGCCGGAGTCGCCGCGATAGGAAAGCGGATCAAAGTTCACGGCAGCCCATTCTCCAAACGATGGGCATATCTGGTGGCTGAAGTCGCTGGCCGTGCGGCGGTGGACGTGATATTGGGCGTGGACGAGTAGATTGCCCGTTTGACCCCCGACGAGATGGAGGGACAGGCCATGGCTGAGAGCCTCATTTTCATGGGTCGGCACGTGACCTTTGAATTGACCGAGAGGACTTTCGGGATGTGGCATTGGACATACACCCTCGACGACCAAGCGACCTTTGAGAGTCAAGGCAAATCCTTCCCCACGCGAGAACTTGCGATGGCCGACGCCATGCGTGATGCAAAAATTCGAATTGAACGGAGCCCGGAGTAGTCTTTCACCGGCACCTTCATGAGTGCCACCTAACGTCACCATTCTTGGGAGACGGCCATGGCGAAGTGCGATGCTTGCTTTTCGATCCTCCCCGACAGCCGCGGGGAACGGGGGCACGACGCCCTTGTTGAAACCGGCAGTGAGAAAATCCGCCCGTTCGGGAAGGCACCCGTCATCAAGACGTCGTTCATCTGCTCGACGTGCGGTACGAAATGGACCTACGAGAACAACATGAACGACAGCTTCGCCGGCTGGCATGAGGTTGAGAACTGAGCACGTGCGTCGCGCCCTGGCACGAGCGTCGGCCGCGATCAGGTCGCGCATGACGTCGCGGCAGTCGCCTTGGTAGCAGTGGTCGAGGGTCATGGCCGGTTGTCCGTTCCGCAGTGCCGGCAGCCGTCCGTCCAAAACTGCCGTTCGCTGAGAAACTTTCCGCACCCATGGCACCGTGGCACCTCGCGTGCGGGCTTGGCCGGCTTTCGCAGAACGATTCCGGTGCCGGCCAGCGCCTCGTCGCGCTTGATGTACTGCATATCGACAGCGGGCCGAGTCTTGGCATCGACGTACGCCTTCGGCCAGGGAATGTCGGTCGACCGCATTTCGTGGTGCAGAATCGCGTCGGCCTTGGAATAGACGTGCGCCTTGCTCAGGTCCGTGGTGTAGCCATTGCCATCCTTGGCCCACCACAGCACATCGTTGCCGACATAGCTGCGACTGTCCTGAAGGTAGTACAGGTCATCCATCACGCCGTCTCCGGTTGGGCAATCGAAAGTGCCACCGCCACGGGCCGCACCCACACCGGTGTGGCCACAGTATGAACGTCTCGCCGGTCTCGGCCGGCGCCGCAACGGTGGTTGTTAGTCAACATGCGAGGCTCTCCATCACGCATTCGACGAAGACGCGGGCCGCTTCCGCGTTGATCGCGTTTCCGTAGGCGCGCAGGCGTCCCACTCGGGCGGGAGCCCCATGAGCCAGCGGGAATGTGCCGGGTTCAACTGGCCGCCACTTTCCATCGCGGCACAGGAGCCAGTCAGCAGCGTGCCAGAGGCCGTTAGCCGGGCCGGCTCGTCCGTCTTGCACATTTCCACTATCTTCCGGCTGCTGTCGTTGTTCCCAGCTGCGTTGTTGCCGTTTTGAGCAGGGGTGCCCGCCATCGGCGTGGGCCAGCCCGACAGCGCCGCGATCTGGTTCAGCGGGCGTCCCGTGTCCCATGGTCGCGCATCGTTTGCGCCCCGATTCGCGTCCATCGTCGTGCAGGTCGGCCAGCCGGCCAAGTACGCCTGTCGCGGCAGCTGATCGAGGCGGTCCTTGCCGTCGCGCTGCGCCACCATCCCCGGTGTATCCTTCCAGTCTCGCGCGGCCGGCGTCGTCCACCCTCTGAACATCTCGACGGGAAACCAAACGCCGTCGACTTCCAGATGCTGCGACCCAGTAGAGCCTGTCCCGGATGTGCGGCGCACCGATGCCCGCAGACGGAAACGGGACCGCCCCGACGGCGTAACCCACGGCCTCCAGGTCATCGCATACAAGGTCGATCCAAGGGTCTGCGTCTTTGCTCGCAACCTGCTCTCCAAGGACAGTTGCAGGGCGGCACTCTTGGATGAGCCAGTGCCAGGCAGGCCAGAGGTGCCGCTCGTCAGCAAAGCCAAGTCCTGCGCCTGCCGCGCTGAAAGGTTGGCACGGACAGGAACCGGTCCAAACAGGTCGGTCGTCGCCCCATCCAGCCATGCGCAGGGCGCGCGACCATACGCCGATTCCGGCGAAGAAGTGGCACTGTCGGTACGGGCGGAGGTCGTCAGGTCGAACATCCCGGATGTCTCTCTCGTCAACGTCGCCCGGGGCGATGTGCCCGGCGGCGATCAGGTTGCGCAGCCACTGCGCGGCATATGGCTCGATCTCGTTGTAGTAGGCAACGATCATGCTAGGATGCCTCCCGAAAAATGGGAGGGTCGAACGTGAAGCTGAATGAGAACAGGCGGGTGATTCTCGGCTGCATCATTGGAGGATTTTTGGGCGGATTTGCGATAGCCACGTGCTGGAAATCGCAGACAGATAAGAGTTTCTGGGACATTGCCACGGCTATCGGTACCGTCGCAGCTGCCGTGGTCGCAGTCGGCATCGCTCTCTGGCAAGACCGAGTGAGGCGTAGCGACTCGGAACTGCGAGCGCGGCTTGTTGCGACAACGCTGGTCGATCGGATGAAACGTAACGTTGATCGTCTGCAGGCGGCGTCTCTCTTAATTCGTGATGCCCATAGCCGAGTTGAAACGTCGAAGGGACTCAAGCAAACAATGTTTAGCTTCGCGGAACGTGCCGTGTGGATACGCCAAGCGGCGGAGTCGGCCAGTGAGTACATTCGAGCCATTGAGGAAATCTCGCTCAATGAATTGGCAACCGTCTCGGCGCTCAATGTCCGTCACGCTGAAGAGCTTGCGCGCAGCGCGGCGCAGACGAAGTACATCGGTAAGCAACTCGAGCCCGGGCACTACCGCTCTATGACTGACGATGGCAGGGCCGCCTTGGTAACTCAGATCCAGGATGCGAAAGCGCTTTTGCGACCGGCCTTGACCGAGTTCGAGCGCATTACCTTTGAATCTCCAAGAATGGAGAGGGCTGCACCCCACCTGTGAGACGGCCTCCTTGAACCCCTTGGCGCCTCCGCCGCAGCAGAAACCGAAGGTACGGTATTCGCGGCGGATCATGCTCGCACCTCGCTGGTGGCCTGCGTCGCCGCCTGCAGTTCCTCAATGCTCTTCGCCGCCCGTACGCGCCACTCGGCACCATGCTGCAGCGCCAGCTGGATAAGCCAGTGCAGCACGTGCGCCTGCTCTTCCTCGCAGCGCTTCGGGATGTCCGTGCCGGCTGCGCGCAGGGCATGCGCGATGGGCGTGGTGGTGTAGAGCATCAGGCCGAGCACCTCGAGCAGCGCGTCGGTAGGCTCGGTCGGGTAGGGCAGCGTGCCCGGGCCAATCTCCGCAGAATTTGCGGAGATTAGCGGCGTATTCTCCGCATGCTCGCTCTGAGGCGCAGCGCCCGGCGCCGCGGCTTCGAGGCTCTCACGCAGGCGTTCTCCCGCTTGAATAGCCTCGTCGCGGACCTTCTTGTTGCTTGCGGACAGGCGCAGCTCAGGATTGACGACGGTGGTGTTGTAGAAGTCGCGCGCGACGGCGCGCAGGCGCAGCAGCTGGCGCGCCATGGAGACGAGCGCATGGGCGTCACGCCATTTCATCGTGCCGGCCACGGCAGCCCGCTCGAGCGCATCAAGGTTCATGGTCATTGTTTCTTCCGTTCTTGAATTCTTCTTCCATCTCGGCCATCCACTTCGCCTGGCGGCGTGCCGCCCACACGCTCGCGGCGATGTAGGCGATTACGGCGACGATGCTGATGGCCAGTGCGGAGGTGGTGGACATCAGTGCTTCCCGCGCGAGGCCTCGATCTGCTCGTCGACCCACTGCTGCACCTCTTCCTCGACCCAGCCGCTGGCGCGGCCGAGCTTGATCGGCGAGGGGAACGTGTGGTCCTTGATGCGGCCGTAGATGGCCGTCTTGCCCAGGCCCACGCGCTCGCAGACCTCGGGCAGCCGGATGATCCGGCGTTGCGGTTGGGTGTTCATGCTGCTTCTCCCTTGAGGCCGTGTACGTCTCGCTGGTGATCGGCAAGGCCAGCCAGCTTCACGCGCTTACCGCATTGATTGCAGGCTGTCTTCTGTGCAGGCTTCACCGGCTCTGGCTGGAAGTGCGGCGCACATTCATCGCAGTACATAGGGAATCCATCGTCATCCCCGATGTAGTCTCCGCAACAAGCGCACAGCGTGCCGTCGAGCATCATTTCTGCTATCTCGCCCATCACGCGGCCTCCCGCACGGTGCCGATCTCGTGGTCGTCGATCCAGAATGGCGTGATAGCTTCGGGCAGGCCGGCGGGCGGCGCCTTCAGGCTCATGAACACCAGGGCGGTGTCGATCGCGCCGTCGGCGGCCAGGTCGTCGAGCCACCAGAACAGCCGATCACGCTCGGCACCGATCAGCACGTCAGCACGGTCCAGCACCAGCAGGCGCAGGCCCGTCAGGTGCGTGATGGCCTCGGCGATCATCGCGTCGGCCCGCCACTTCTCCGATTCGGACAGCAAGCCGTAGGGGCGGCCGCCGTCGGCGGTGATGGACATGTCCGCCTCGATTCCGATGCGTGCCCATTCCGACAGGTTGGCCATTGCTGCGAGGCGCTCATTGATCGGGTCCAGCGCCTCGGCCAGCAGTTCTGCCGGGATCCCCGCCGGGCCGAGGGCCTCGGCCAGGGCATCCCATGCCACCACGTCGGCGTGGTGCTGCGCGGCTTGCGTGGTCTGCTCAGCTGCCTGCCCGGCGGCGCGCTGGCCCGCACGCACGTCTTCCAGCTCTTTGCCGGTCGCCGCAATGGCTGCGTGCAGGTTGGCCAGCTGAGCCTCCACGGTCTTCCGCAGCTCCGCGTCGTCGTCGCCGGTATCGGCCGCGGCGTCCTTGCGCAGCAGGTCGAGCTGCGTCGCGGCATTCTTCGCCCCATCGCGCTCGGCGGTGCGGCTCTTCAGCGCGTTTTCCAGCACGGTCAGGCCGCGCTCGTACTCGGGCAGGCGGCCGGCCGCATCCGGGTCGGCCTGCGTCTGCTCGCGCAGGGCCAGCTGGCCGGCCAGGTATTGCAGCAGCACGCCGCATTCGGGGCAGGTGCAGGGCATGCCGGCAACCTTTCCGCCGGCCGCCGCGCGCAGGGCTTCGACCTTGGGCAGGAAGGCATCGCGGTCGGCTTGGGCGCGGTCGACGGATTCCTGGGCCTTGGCCAGGCCGGCAGCCTTGTCGGCCAGCTCGCGGATCTTCGTGTCGCGGGCGGCGCGCTGGCGCGCGGCGGCGTCCATCTCGCCCAGCTGGCGCTGCATGTCGCCGGCCTCGGTCGACGCCTCGGCGATGTCGGCCTGCAGTTCGGAGATCGTGGCGTTCACGTCTTCGGGGGCGGGCGCGCCGGCCGGCACCGCAGCCTTCCAGTCCCCGGCCTTCACTGACCCATAGGTCTCGCCAGTGACGGCGCGCCATGCGCCCTTGGCCGCCGTGGCCTTGGTCTGGGCTTCCTTCGCCGCGGCGTCGAAGCCGGCGCGCACCAGTGGCAGCACCGCCTCGATCTTCTTGGGGTGGCAGCCGCGCGCCACCAGACGCTCGCGCACCAGGTCGGTACCGAGCTTGAGTCCCATCAGGTCGAACAGGAACGCGCGGCGTTCTTTGACCTCCAGGCGGGCGAAGCGCTGGGCATCCAGCACGTACGGCAGGCGCGGGTCAGCCTGCAGCCCGGCGGTCAGCTTGCCCGAGGGCAGGGCGATGCTGTTCGCTTGCGGGCCGGCGGATACGACCACCGTACCCGTTTCTGCGCCGTCGTGAAGCAGCTGGCCGTATTCCTTCTTCAGGCCCACGCGCACGCTCTCGCCGGTCAGGGCCATGCGCACGGCTTCTTGCAGGCTGGACTTGCCGGCGCCGTTCGGGCCGCAGATCAGCGACACCGGCGTGGCAGGGATGATGTCGGCCGCCCAAAGGCCGAGGAAGTTGCGGGCGTGGATGGCGGTGATTTTCATGGCTGCTTACCCTTCCTGGTCTTCGGTGCTCTTCAGGACCTTGCGCTGGCCGTCCGCGTCAGCCGCGCTGATGACGCCCTTGGCTTCCAGGCGCTCGACCAGACGCGCGGCGCGGTTGTAGCCGATCGTGAAGTGGCGCTGGATCTGGGTGATGGATACACGCTGCTTCGCAATGACGAAGGCCTCGACATCGGCGTAGATCGGATCCTCTTCCGGATGCTCGTCGTGCCAATCCTTCCATCCCTTCACCCACTCGATGCAGAGGGCGCCGGCCATCACCGGGCAGTCGCTCTCGGGCTTGCCTTCTGCAGCTGCATCGCGGCCTGCCTGATAGGCGGCATCCATCTCTTCCTGCAGCGGTTGATGCTCGATCGCGACGGTCTTGGCGTCGACGTCGACAACGTCGTCATCCGCTGGCGCGTCGGCGTCCGGCATGCCATCACCATCGCCGTCGGTGTACTCGCGGCCCATCGCGAATGCGCGCTGATCGGACTCGCCCCGTACCTCGTCCATGCCGCCGGTGTACTGGCCTTCGCCGCCGCTCAACACGAGCAGCACGGCCTGGCCCTGGGCCTCGGCCAGTTCGTGCAGCGCGGCAACCGACTTCCCGATCTTGATCAGCGCCTGAGCGCCGTCCTTGATGGTGATCTTGTCCAGATCGCCCTGGACCACGGTGCGGCCGTTCGCGGCGATCAGGTGCACGGCCATCTTCACGGACGCGTCCACGCGGCTGCGCAGGCGGTCGATGATGTCGTTCTGCTTCTTCTCGGACAGCTTCGCCCACGTGTCGGGCATCATCTTCATTTCCAGCACCAGGGCGGACAGCAGGTCCTTGCCGAGAGTGTTGGCGGTCATGTTCATCGTGGCTTTGAATTCGGGCGATTGGCTCATTTCGGTGTCCTGGTGTGCGTGCCTGCATTCGGGCCGCGCCTCAGCATTCGGCGGCGCGGCGCTGTTCTTCCTCCCGCGCTACAGCCGTCCGCGCGGGCAGTCCTCTCTCACAGGTGTTTCAGTCGGCGTTGATGGGGGCGCGCTGGCGGCGGGTGGTCGTTTGCGCCGGCGCGACATCCTCCGCCGGCTGCGTCAGCTCGCGCATGCGGCGCGAGGCGACCTGGTGCAGCGTGGCCTGTTCCGCTTCGCCTACCACTTGTTTGATCTGGCTGCGGGCGAAGTCCAGGTCTTCGACGGTCTGTGCCTGGAGCAGCTCGCGATTTACGTCTTTGAAGCTGAGCGGGGCACGGTCGTCTTGCTGCTGGCTGCTTTCGTCCGCCGGAATCAGCTCGGCTTGCTGGCCGCCGTCCTCGTCGCCTGCATCGTCGGGCGACTGGTTGTCGTCCGTCGCCCCCGTCGGTTCCTCGGGGTGCTCGACTACCTCGGCGGGCTGGGCCGCGGCGGTGCGTGCCGCGCCGCGCAGTTCGTTGACCGAGGCGCTGGCGACTGAGTACGAGCCGTCCGGGTTCAGATCGATGATGTCCTGCGCTTCCTCGACGGTCTGCAGGCCCATCAGCAGCTCGGGGGCGTAGAGCTTGCCGAAGAAGCTGGCCGTGCGGTACCGCAACATGACCTCGTCCATGGTTTGCCACTTGCTGCCGTTCTTCGTGTACCAGCCTTCCTTCACGGCCATCTCGATCGACACGGCCGGCGACTCCAGGCGTTCGCCGGTTTCCTTCTCGATGGCCCAGGCGATGCAGACCTTGTCGAGGATGTCGACCTTCTTCGTGACGCTGGTGCGATTGCCGCCTTCCCAGACCGTTTCGGTGCGCTCGACATTCTTCTTGCCCAGCACCTTGATATCGAAGCGCAGCGGTGAGAATCGACCGCTGCCATTGATAGCGGCGATGATCCACTGCGACGACCAGGACGGACGGCCTTCGACGATGTACAGGTTCTGCATCACCATCAGGGGATCGGCGCCCATGCGCTGCGCCATGTTCAGCGCGACGACGGCGTTGGCCAGCGCGTTCGGGTTCTCGCGCGATTCCTTCACGTTGCCGTACTTGTCCAGCTTCTCGATCACCTTGCGGTACGCCGCAGGCACGAGGGTGGACGAGGCGAGCAGGTTGGCGGCGCGCTGCATCAGTTCGAAGGATTGCAGGCTGCCGAAGCCCATCGTGACGACGGGTGCGGGGGCGGCTTCGCGCACGGCGGGCGCGCGCATTTGTTCAAGGGTGGCGGTTGCGGACATAGCGGTGATCTCTCGAAGTTTCGAAATTTCGAAATTTGTGGTCAGGACTTGTAGGGGCAGGTGGCGTGGCGCGGGCAGTACTTCGGCGAGCACAGGACCGACTTGCCGTTGCCGTAGAAGGCGCCGGAATGGATGAGGCGCGAGGCGTGCTGCAGAAGGCCAGGCTGTTCTTCGGTGCCCAGCAATGCCTTGCGCGGTGAAGCGATCTCGCCCACGCCCACACGCTGCGCAGCTGCCGTCTTGCCGGTGTTCAGGCCGACGATCTGCGCCGGTGCGCTGATGGGAATGCCCATGGAGTGCTCGGCCAGCAGCTCATACACGCCCAGCTGCGGACCGTGGCCAGCGGTGACCGCCACGCCGTCGGTGCCCACGGCACGGCCGCCGGTCTTCAAGTCGCTGATGCCTGCGCCGTCAGTCGTGGTGCGCACACGGTCGGTGGTGCCAGTCAGCGCAAGTCCCAGCTCGGGAATCTCCAGACGATCGCAGGCAATCTCGACGCCGATGTAGTGCTGGCGCGGGGCGATGTCGACACAGTAGCGAGCGTGCAGCGCCAGGCCGATGCGTTCGGCATCCGCCGGATTGGTCTCGTCCCAGTCGACCTCGGCGTTCTTGTCGCGGATCGTGTCGACGAGCGCGCCGGCGGCGTCGTCGGCGGTGATGGGCGCGCCGTCGAGTGTGGCCTGGTCGAACAGCCCGGTGCTGGCGTGGACGGCGGTGCCCAGGTGCGCGGCCACACCGGACGGCATGCGCATGCCCAGGATGTGCTTCGCTTCCCAGCGCGCCGGGCAGTCGAAGAGTTCGGCCAGCGAACTGGCGCGGATGGTGACGATGTTCATGGGCGTGGCCTCAGTGGATGCGGATCAGTTCAGGTTCACCGCTGGCGAGCCAGCGGCCGGTGGGGCGGAAGCCAGCGGCGCGCTGCACGCGCAACCAGGCCTCCCAGGTGATTTCGGGATTCACGTGGCGCTCCGGGACGTGGTGGATGCAGGCTGGCTCGGCTCGGCGTTGGCCAGGTGGTAGACGGCAAACAAGGCCGCCATGGCAAGCGTGGTGCCGACCCAGAGGGCCAGCAGCTCGACGATGGCGCGGCGGGTGGTCGGACGGCGCGTCATTGCCACCCCCGGCTGAAAAGGGTGGCGGCCAGCACCACCAGCGGCGGCGCCGTGCAGATCAGCAGTGCGGTCAGGAAGAAGTCGCGGTTCATGGCTGGGCTCAGTCCAGGCCGAAACAACGGACCATCACCACGTACTCGTCGCCTTCCCAGTAGCGGTAGGCGATGGCCGGCGAGCGGTAGATGTCGAGGGAGTTCTTACGGTCAAGCGCGGCCTCGTAGACCGAATCCTCGGTGGCGCCGCGGAACTCGAAATGGTCGCGGCCGTGGATCCGGGTCACCGTCTCGCGCACCAGAGTGCGGATGGAAACCACCTGGCCGCCGGCGGCGCGCTGCTGCGCGTCGTGTGCATGCCGGTATGCGGCAGCAAGGGGAATGGCATTTGGCATCGTCTGTCTCCAGCGAACCGCTGTGAACGTCAGCGGCGTGGAAAAAGTATAGATACACTAGACTTGGTAAGTCAAGCGAATCTATACATTGTCGATGTTTTCTATACCCGAGCTTCAGGCGTGCGCGGTAGACTCGCCGCAATCTAGGAGCGGAGAACCAACAAATGGGACCGGATGACGTGATCCGAGAGTTCGAGCAGATGGCGCTCGACGACGATGTGGAGCTGGAGATTGACGACGTGATCGCCGGGCTGGCGATACTGCTGTGCGATCCGGCAATCCAGGGAAAGGAGAGGGCGCTGCTTACGCGGGCCGGCGCGACGCTCTATCGAGCGGGCTTGGACCAGAGGGTGGTCGCGGCACTGGAACGGCCGCAGTAGGCAACAAAAAGCCCGCCATGTAGCGGGCCTCTCAACAAGCTAGGAATCTCTTTATTTGGCGCGCACCGGCCTCTTCGGAGTCGGTCCTTTAGAAGGCGCTCGATCGAAAGTTTTAGCACGCAGAGTCTTGGACTGCGTCTTTATCATCTCTTTTTGGACTTCGCGCGTAGCTACGAACATCGCGTTCAAGGGGGCAAAGTAGAGCTTCGGGGTTTCCTTTGCAGCGTCCCAAAATAGCTTCCAACTGCTGCTCATTTCATCTCCTTAAAGGCTGCCTGCACCGCGTTCCAAAGGAAGAATAGCACGCACAAAGCATCGGCGGCGAAGATCAAGTATTCGAGTGCGGTTAGGCAAACGACCAGGACGTAGGACGCGCCGTTGGCTTCTAAAAAGCCTACAAACTTCCCCAGCCCGAATGCAAGGAACGCCAAGATCACAAAAATGCAGGCCCCGGCAAGCGCGTGGCCTGCAAATGCCCAAACCGCTTTCCACGGCGAGTGACCGTTCCCGTTCTTATTGTCTGACATTAGATTGATTTTTGAGTTCTACGTTTTGGTCGCTTTGTGCCCTGAGATACAGACCCAGATGCTAGTCGGGTCGCCAGGCAGACCGCTTCACGATGCCGCCTACAAAATGCATTCGCTCGATCTGGTCCTGCGGAATCCGCAGCATGCCGTGGCGCTCGTTCACCGATGACAAGTGCACGATACCGTCGCGGATGTAGGCCAGTTCCTTCACCATAACCCGGCCGTCCAGCGATTTCACCAGGACCTCATCGCCGTTCTGGACCTGGGTGTTCGGCTCGACCACCACGAATTCGTTGTGCTTTACCCGCGGCCGCATTGACTCGCCATTGCACCGCAGCGCATACGCGTCGGGGTCCTTGGTTGGGAAGAAGACGTAGCCGTCGCCGTGCCCAACGGGGTACTCGACGTCCACGAAGTGTCCGTTGTCACCTAACTGCGCCATGCCTCTAACGGGGATCTTCCTGAATGCGTCGTCAGGAATTTGGAACGTATCAAACGGGAGGGAAGGCTCGTCGAGTTCAGGCTCGATGGCGCCGCTGAGCTTCGGATGGCCCTGGCCATTGATCAGCCACTTCGGGCTGTAGCCGTAGGCCTCTTGCAGCTTCACTGCATGGTGCAGGCCCAGCTTGGGGGAGTCGGGTTCGAGCAGAGACCGTACCACTGCCGGCTCAACGGCTAGAAGCTTTGCGAGGCCTGCGACGTCCAAGTGTTGTTCGGACATTACAGCCTGTAACCGGGCGGCCGGTGTCGTGCCCGCTTCGCTCCCTGGTTGCAAGCGAACAATGCCGCTGGCTTCCGCAGCGGGGAGATTTCGCTCGGCATCGAGTCGCGGACTAAAGGCCTTCAATTCGACGCCGAGGCCACGGGCGAAGCCGATCGCCGCCTCCATCGAAAGCGGTATCTGGCCGGCCAGGTATTGCGTGATCTTTGGTCCGATCTCGTACCTGCGGCCGAATTCGTCGACGCTGAGCCGGCCGCGGTGCTGCACAAACAGTGCGCTCAGGCGGCCCGCGTCCTCCTTCTGCCACGCCATCATGTTGCCGGCTCCAACCGCGGGCGCAGACGCGTCGTGACCTATCGGAAGTCCGCTGAGTTCTGCGATTGCCTCAAGCTGGCTGAAGCTGGCTTCGTGCCGGCCATTTTCCCAGGCCGAGATGTTCCCCTTCGTAAGGCCGAGTTTCTCCGCCAGCTGTTCCTGCGTGAGGCCAGCCTTCTTGCGGGCGAGACGGATCCAAGACTTCATTTCCATCGCGCGATAGTACAGAGAATCTAGACGCGAAAGGTCTATGTTTTCTTTACCTGAATGTCTAGATACTCTATACTTACTCGCAATTTCGGACTGATTTTCCATCATGAGCGATCACCCAGTTAAGCGTGCGGCCGATTTGGTAGGGGGCTATGCGGCCTTGGCCAAGCTTCTCGGCGTCACCAAAGGCGCGGTCCATCAATGGACTGACGAGGGGCGGCAGGTGCCGGCCGAACATTGTCCGGTGATCGAGCGCATCACCAATGGCTCGGTCACCTGCGAAGAGTTGAACGACAAGGTCGACTGGGCGTTTGTGAGGGCGTCGGGCGGTCATTAATAGCTGCGCGGCGTGTCCGCGCTTTATTGAACGGGCCCAGCGCGGCCCCACCGGGGGTATGACCATGCTGCGTCGTGCGCAGTCGCTTTTTGTTGTTCCGCGCCCGGGCCTGCGCCCGCGCCGATCTCGAGGCCGTGCCGCCCGGCATCAGGTAGTAGCACCCGTTTCCCATTTCATTCTGGCCGGCCGCCGTGGCGCCCGGCTTCGTTGTTTCGTTGGGGTCAATCCTATGGAATCGATCGAGCACATTGGAGCATCGCATGCCTAGCTTGGAATCGATGGTCTTGAACCGCGTTGCTCCGCTCACGCAGAAGAAGGTCGCCGAACGCATTGGCGTCGAAGCGACGAATTTCTCGCGCTTCCTGAACAACAGCGGGCACCGCCTGAGCTTCGCCGAGTTCTGCACGCTGTTCGAAGTGCTCGAGCTGGACGTTGTCGCCCCCGGCGACGACAGCATGGTTTGCCTGCCGCGCGACGAATACCAGGCGCTGCGCACGCTGGCGCGGAAGGGATTGGAGGTCGCGTAATGGACGAGGTGATCACCCTCAGCGTTGCCTTGTGGATGTTCCTGTTGGTGGTGGGCTCAGTGTTGTGGGGGTTGCTGAGATGAGTAAAAAGAACGACACCTGGATGCCGCTCTACATCGGCGACTACCTGGCCGACACGTCGCGGCTGACCACCGAGCAGCATGGCGCCTACCTGCTGATCCTGATGGACTACTGGCGCAACGGGCCGCCGCTGGACGACGATGAAGAACTGGCCACGATCGCCAAGCTTTCCGTGTCGCAGTGGCGCAAGCACGCGCCAAAGATCCGGGCGCTGTTCACCCCTGTCGACGGCCGCCTGGTGCAGAAGCGAGCCGAGCAGGAACGCGAGCGGGCCGGCCTGATCAGTAACAAACGCCGTGAGGCAGGGAAGCAAGGCGCTGCCAAGCGCTGGGGCAAAGAAGGTGGCAAACCGGATGACAAAGAGATGGCAAATGCTATGGCAAATGGCATAGCAAATGGGATGGCAGACCCATCGTCACAGCCATGGCAAAACGATAGACCGTCACAGTCACAGTCACATAACACCATACCTACTTCAAGCGGCGTAGGTACTTCACACGGTGTGGGCCCTGTGGATAACCCCGCGCCGCCGCCGCTTTCCGCTGACGCGGTGGGCGAACTGCTGGTGCAGCTCGAAGCCGAGAAGGGCAGGGCGTTGCGGCTGTCCTCGCGCGCGCACGAGGCGTTGCTCCGGATTGCAGATCGTTGCATCGGCGTGCCGGCGTTGCTCCGGGCTCATGCCCTCGCGTGCGCGCGAAGGGACGCCGACAGGGACACGTCGCCGGTGAACCCGGGGTTCCTCGAAATGTTCCTCGACGAGGCCATGGCCGAGCAGAAGGGGGACACGCCTCCCGCGACCGACTGGGATGCCACGGCGGAAGGCGTTCAGGCCAAGGCGGAAGAGCTGGGCGTCCAGCGAGACTCCGACGAGCACGCGATCTGGTTCCGGCTGCGCGTTATCGCCGCGTCGGGCGACCAGCGGCTCATGGAGCGCGAGGTCAGCAAGGCCGAGCGGATGAACCCCGCCGAGTTCGAGCGCGTGTACCGGCTCATGTACGGCGTGGCGCCCGGGCAGGTGGTGGCATGACGACGAATTCGCTCTTCGACGAATCGCGGCCGCTGCGCCGGGTGGTCTTCGCCATCCCCGGCCAGCCGGTGGCCAAGGGCCGGCCCAAGTTCGCGCGGCAGGGCAGCTTCGTCCGGACCTACACGCCCGAGAAGACCGCCACCTACGAGAACCTGGTGAAGCTCTTCGCCACGCAGGCCATGTCGGGCCGGCCGCCGATCGAGGGGCCGGTCGAACTCTGGCTGGACATCAACCTGCAGATCCCGACCAGCTGGTCCAAGAAGCGCCAGCGCGACGCCGCAGCGGGTCTCGTGGCAGCCACCAAGAAGCCGGACGCCGACAACGTGCTCAAGGCCGTGAAGGACGGCATGAACGGCATCGTCTGGCTGGACGACGCCCAGGCAGTGGAATACCGCATCAGCAAGCGCTACAGCACGTCCCCATGCGTGCAGGTCAGCGTAGAACAGTTGCCGCTACAGGCGGCGTGAAGGAATGAATGTGACCGGGGAAAACACGATGGAAGAACGCCTTTTCGACAGCTCGCACGCGGCGCTGGTGTTCGCGTTCAACTACTCGGGCCAGCAGTACCAGGCATCGGCCATGAACAAGGCCATGACGCCTGCCATCGGCTCGGGGAAGGGGTTGGTTGGCGTCGACGGTGCCGCGCAGGCCGGCATGGTCCGTCTTGAGCTCAGCATGCTGCCCGAGCTGCACCAGGCGGTGCTGACCGCTCGCTGTGCGCCGCGCGACGTCATCTGCGACTGCGGCCGGCCATGCTGCGCGGCCCGGCGCCCGAACCCGGAATGGGAAGCTGCCATCGTCTGGCTGACCGAGCGCGCGATGCAGCAGCTGTCTGGCTCGTTCTCGCACTACCGGGTGCGGCGGTCCATCCTGGAGAAGATCTTCGGCGTCCGTGTGGACCTGCAGCAGATCGCCGAGGACTGCGGCGCGCACCGCAACACGGTCAGCGCGCAGAACGCCAAGCTGAAGGTCTGGATCGAGGGCGAGAGGAAGCGGGGATTGATGGCTGCGCCCGGCCTTGAGGCGGTGGCCTGGACCGCCATCGACATCCGCCTGAAGGCCGCCGAAATGGTGAAAATCGAAGAGGTCGCTTGACATTGTGCAAATCATGCACAAAAATCGCGTCAATTCGATACACCTCCGAATTACGCCCAGAGCCCGCGCAAGCGGGCTTTTTGCATTTTCCCGTATCAATGCTCTGCCGATCCGCGTATAGTCCGCCCCGCGGGGTGGAGCAGTTGGCAGCTCGTCGGGCTCATAACCCGAAGGTCGCAGGTTCAAGTCCTGCTCCCGCAACCAGATTCCAAAGCCCGCCGGCTCGCCGCGCGGGCTTTTTTCTTTTGCGCTGGCCCACAGTCGCCTGTTGGTCCGCCGCGCACCCGTTGTCTCCTCCGCCCTCCCAGGTGGTTTGCCCGGCAACCCGTTCCGGGCGCTTTTATTCCCCGTCCGTGCATTTTTACCGCGTATGAAAAAGCCCGATCAGCTCACAATCCGCTACCGCGCGGCTGACGAGCTGGTCCGCTATGAGCGCAATGCACGTACACATAGCGCTGGCCAGGTCGAGCAGATCAAGGCGTCGCTGCGCAGATTCGGCTGGACCAATCCGGCGCTGATCGCCGGCGACGAGCTGCTGGCAGGCCATGGCCGGCTGGAAGCGGCCACGCAGATGTGGGCGGCCGGCGAGACCATCGCCAACTGCCCGGTGCCGGGCCACGTGCCCACGGTCGACCTGTCGCACCTGTCGGCGGACGAGCGCCGAGCGTACATTTTGGCCGACAACAAGCTTGCCGAGAATGCCGGCTGGGATGTCGACCTGCTGGCCGCCGAGCTGGTGGACCTGCGTGACGCCGAGTTCGACCTGACGGTGATCGGCTTCACGCCGGACGAGCTGGGCGAGCTGCTGGACCCACCGGGACCGGCGCCTGGCGCGCAGCGCCGGTCCCTGGCCGAGCAGTTCATGGTGCCGCCCTTCAGCACGCTCAACGCACGCGACGCGGCGTGGCAGGAACGCAAGGCCGCATGGCTGGGCCTGGGCATCCAGTCCGAGCTGGGCCGCGACGCGCCGGCCTATGCGTCGGCGTCTGACCACCAGAAGGCCGAGCAGGGCGCCGCGCCGCAGCACCGCACCAGCATCTTCGACCCGGTGCTGTGCGAGTTGGCCTATCGGTGGTTCTGCCCGCCGGGCGGCCTGGTGCTTGACCCGTTCGCCGGCGGCAGCGTGCGCGGCGTTGTCGCGGCGCGCCTCGGGCGCCCGTATGTGGGCATGGAGCTGCGCGCTGAGCAGGTCGAGGCCAATCGTGGCCAGCTGCACCTGGTACAGACCGAAGAACCCGCGCCAGCCTGGCACGTGGGCGACAGCCGGCAGATCGCGCGGCGGCTGCCCGATGTCGAGGCCGACTTCCTGTTCTCGTGCCCGCCGTATGCGGACTTGGAACGGTATTCGGACGATCCAGCGGACCTGTCCACGATGGACTATCCGGCCTTCATGGAGGCCTACCGCGAGGTGATCGTCGGCGCCGTCAGCCTGCTGAAGCGTGACCGATTCGCCTGCTTCGTGGTCGGCGACGTGCGCGAGAAGCGCGGCACCGGCCCGTACCGGAACTTCGTGTCGGACACCATCGACGCGTTCATCGATGCCGGCATGCGGTTGTATAACGAAGCCATCCTGCTGACCGCGCTGGGCAGTGCCCCAATCCGAGCGGGCAAGCAGTTCGCGGCCAGCCGGAAGCTGGGCAAGGTGCACCAGAACGTACTGGTGTTCGTGAAGGGCGATTGGAAGCGCGCCGTGGCGGCGTCCGGTGACGTGGTGCTGGCGGACGATCTGTTCCCCGAACCTGACGAGTGATACCCATGGCGGGACGCAAACCATTCGAGCCTACCGAGGAAGACCGCAGGCTGGTCAGCTCGCTGGCCGGGTTCGGTGCACCGCACGAGTACATCGCCAGCTGCATCGTGAACCCCCAGACGGGCAAGCCGATGACACCCAAGACGCTGCGGGTCCATTTCCGCGCCGAGCTGGATACGGCGAAGGACAAGACGAACGCTCTGGTGGCGCAGGCCTTGTTCAAGCAGGCCACCGGCACGGGCAAGGGCGCAGTCACTGCGGCCATCTTCTGGATGAAGACGCAGGCCGGCTGGAAGGACACGCCGAAGCGCATCGAGCTGACAGGGGAAGACGGCGGGCCGGTCGAGCAACGAACCACCGTCGTCGATGAAAAACAGGTCGCAGCCGCTGTCGCGAAACTCGAAGACGAGTATTGACCCGTCCGTCGAGCGCGCCGTCCTGAAGGCGAAGTGCGAGCGCGATCACCTGTTTTTCAGCCGGTACTTCTTCAAACACCGGCAGGGCATCAAGTTCCGCGTCAACTGGCACCACGTGCTGATCGCGGACACGGTGCAGCGTGTCATCGATGGCGAGCTGAAGAACGTCGTCATCAACGTCCCGCCGGGCTCGTCGAAAACCGAGCTGGTGGCGATCAACCTGATCGCCCGGGGGCTGGCAGTGAACCCGCGCGCGCGGTTCCTGCACATCTCGTATTCGGATGATCTGGCGCTGCTGAACAGCGAGACGGCGCGCGAGATTGTCCAGTCGGACGAGTTCCAGGCGCTGTGGCCGCTGTCGATCGCGCCAGACGCGAAGTCGAAGAAGCGCTGGAACGTCATCGCCGACGGCAAGAAGGCCGGTGGTGTGTACGCGGTGTCGCTGGGCGGCCAGATCACCGGCTTCCGCGCCGGGCACATGACCGATGGGTGGCAGGGCGCCATCATCATCGACGACCCGCTGAAGGTCGAGGACGCGTACAGCAAGCCGAATCGCGACAAGGCGAACCGCAAGCTGCTGTCCACGGTGAAGAGCCGGAAGGCCAACCCGGACACGCCGATCATCGTGATCATGCAGCGGCTGGCCGAGGAAGACCCGACAGGCTTCATCAAGGCCGGCAAGGTGCCGGGCGACTGGGAATTCATCGAGATCCCGGCGCTGATCACCGACGAATATGTCGAGGCGCTGCCCGAGCGTGTGCGCGCGCTGGTCGAGCTGGATGAGAAGGACGAGGACGGCCGGTTCAGCTACTGGCCCTACAAGGAACCGCTCGACGACCTGCTGGCCAGCGAGAAGGCTGACCGGTATGTATTCAGCGGGCAGTACATGCAGCGCCCCAGCCCGCTGGGCGGCGGCATCATCCGCAGCGCCAACTTCGGCCGGTACACGGTGGCGCCCGAACTGCACAAGCGCGTCATCTATGCCGACACGGCACAGAAGACCGCCGAGCGGAACGATTACAGCGTCCTGCAGTGCTGGGGGCATGGGAAGAACGGTCGGATCTACCTGCTCGACCAGATCCGGGGGAAGTGGCCGGCGCCCGAGCTGCGGCAGAAGGCCATCGACTTCTGGAACAAGCACCTGCCGTACGACTTCCACTTCGGCGCGGCACTCGTAAAGATGCGTGTCGAGGACAAGGCCAGCGGCACCGGGCTGATCCAGGACATCCAGGCGTCGGGGACCATCCCCGTCGAGGGGATCGAGCGGCACCGCGACAAGCTGGTGCGCGTCATGGACGTGGTCAGCTACATCGACGCCGGTCTGGTGATGATTCCCGAGGCGGCCGAGTGGGTGAGCGATTTCACGCAGGAATGCGACGCCTTCACGCCTGACGACACGCACGCACACGATGACCAGATCGATCCGATGGTGGACGCGATCAATGACATGCTGGCCGGCGGCCGGTCGCTGGACATCTGGACCAAACTCGGACAGCAATGAACCGTAACCAACGCAAAGCGCAGATCCGTGCGCACCGGGCCGAGGTGGCTGCGTCCGCGAGTGCCAAGCGCTGGATGACCGGTGACAGCTTCCAGAACTTCGAGGCACGTCTGGGCCTGGGCACCAACAACCAGGCGTCGCAGTTCAGCTACGGCTTCGATTTCATTTCGCGCAACCGCGTGCAGTTGGAGGCCATGTACCGGTCGAGCTGGATCGTTGGCCAGGCCGTCGACGTGGTTGCCGACGACATGACGCGCGCGGGCACCGAGATCGATGCCGAGCTGGACCCGTCCGACCAGAACAAGCTGAATGCCGCTTTCGAGCGGATGGGCCTCTGGGACCGCCTGAACGACACGATCAAGTGGGCGCGCCTCTATGGCGGCGCGCTGGCGGTGATGCTGATCGATGGGCAGAACCCGCGCACGCCATTGCGGCTGGACAGCATCGGCAAAGACCAGTTCAAGGGCCTGTACGTGCTGGACCGCTGGCTGGTGCAGCCGTCGCTCGAGGACCTGGTCACCGAGATGGGTCCGGACATGGGCCAGCCGCGCTACTACGATGTGGTGGCAGACAGCATGGCGCTGAAGCGCCAGCGGATCCACTACAGCCGGGTGCTGCGCATCGACGGCGTGGACCTGCCGTACTGGCAAAAAATCGCCGAGAACCTTTGGGGGCAGTCGGTCATCGAGCGGTTGATTGACCGGCTTGTGGCGTTCGATAGCACCACCATCGGCGCCGCCCAGCTGGTCTACAAAGCCCATCTCCGCACGTACAAGGTCGACAAGCTGCGCGAGATCATCGCCATGGGCGGCCCGGCGATGGAAGCGCTGGTGAAGAACGTCGACTTCATCCGCCGGTACCAGTCGAATGAGGGGCTGACCCTGATCGACGCGGCAGACGAGCTGCAGACGGATACCTACCAGTTCTCTGGGCTGGACAGCGTCCTGATGCAGTTCGGCCAGCAGTTGTCTGGCGCCCTGGGCATCCCGCTGGTGCGCCTGTTCGGCCAGTCGCCGGCCGGGCTGAACAGCACCGGCGAATCGGACCTGAGGACCTACTACGACAACACGAAGCAGCAGCAGGAACGGAAGCTGCGCGCGCCCGTCACGCGGCTGTATGACGTGGTGATCCGGTCGGAACTGGGCAAGCCGCCGCCGGAAGGCTTCGCTTACGGATTCACGTCGCTGTGGCAGCTGTCCGACACCGAGAAGGCGCAGAACGCCAAGACGGTGACCGAGGCGGTGACACAGGCCTACGACGCCGACTTGGTCGACAAGCCGACGGCCATGAAGGAACTGCGCCAGTCGAGCCACAGTACCGGGGTGTTTACCAGCATCACGGACGATGCGATAGAGGACGCGGAGAATGAGCCGCCCCCGGTGCCGGAAATGGAACTCCCTGATGTTGATGACCCGAACAACGGACCGGAAGCGCCGCCGCAATCCGGTAAGAACAAGCGGACCGGAAAGGGTGTATCGGACGCAGCTCCGACAGGTCGCGCAGCAGGTGGGCGTGTTGGTCAATGGCTTTCCGCCTGGCGATCCCGGCGTCCTGCCGACGATTGAGCAGTTGCTGCAGCGGTACGCCGAGGCGCTGACGCCGTGGGCCGAGCGAGCCGCGGCCGAGATGCTGACCGAGGTGAACCGGCGGGACGAAAAGGCCTGGATGCAGTACTCGGCCGAGCTGTCCCGCGCGCTGCGGCAGGAGATCCGCACGGCGCCGACCGGCGCCACTATGCAGGCCCTGATGGGCGAGCAGGTGACGCTGATCAAATCCATCCCGCTGAATGCGGCCAAGCGCGTGCACAAGCTGACGATCGAGGGCATCGAGGACAGCACCAGGGCGTCGGAGATCTCGAAAGCGATCCAGGCATCGGGCGACGTGGCCAAGAGCCGTGCCGACCTGATCGCCCGGACCGAGGTCGCGCGCACCGCATCGACGCTGACAGAGGCGCGGGCGCTGCATGTCGGCTCGCCGGGGTACGTCTGGCGGACGTCCGGCGACGGTGACGTGCGCGACTCGCATCGCGAAATGGAAGGCAAGTTCGTCGCCTGGGATGACCCGCCCACGCTGGACGGGATGAAAGGCCACGCCGGCCAGTTCCCGAACTGCCGCTGCTACCCGGAACCTGTGATTCCCTAGGATTGATATGCGCTTCTACACCGTACAGAAGCTGGGCCCGAAGCGCTCGCTGACGCCCGAGGGCTTCCTGCTGTGCGAGGAAGTGCCCGTCGCGCGCACCGGCGAGATGCTGTACGGCCCGGGCGAGGTGCCGGTGGAGCCAGGCCCCGATGGCCTGATCCGTATCAGCCGGACGCCCGAAGAGGTGTTTCGCGATGCGACGCTGGCCAGCTGCGTTGGCAAGCCGGTGACGCTCGATCATCCCGACGACTTCGTCACGCCTGCCAACTTCTCGGCGCTGGGCAAGGGGGCGATGCTGAACCTGCGCCGCGGCACCGGCATTGCAGATGACCTGCTGATCGCCGACCTGCTGGTGACTGACCAAGCCGCAATCGATGCGATCCAGAAAGACAGAATTGAAGAGGTCAGCCTCGGCTATGAGGCGGACTACGAACAGGTATCACCCGGCCGCGGGGTACAGCGGAACATCGTTGTCAACCACGTAGCCCTCGTCGAGCGCGGCCGGTGTGGCCCGCGCTGCGCGATCGGCGATAAGGAACCCGAAGACATGAAGACTTTTGACAGCAAGCCCAAGGGCAAGCGCACCGTATGGGATCGCATCATGACGGCCTTCAAGGCCGGCGACGAAGCGGCCATGGCGGAGGCCCTGGAAGAGGCGAAGGCCAACGACGAGGAGTCCGAGGAAGAGCGCGAGGCGCGAGAGGCCAAGGAGAAGGAAGGCAAGACGGGCGACGCCACGTCCCAGCTGCTGACCAAGATCCTGAAGCGAATGGACGCTCAGGACTCCGCCATCGCCGCCTTGGGCACGCGCAAGGCCAGGGACTCGGACAAGGAAAAGACCGACGACGAGGACGAGGACGACCCGGACAAGAAGAGGACCGGAGACGACGGCGACCTGACCGACCCGAACACCGCTGGCACGCTCAGCCAGGCCGACGTCGTCCTGTACACCGGCGACTCGGCGGCCAGCATCCCCTCGCGCGCCGAGATATTGGCCCCCGGTATCAAGCTGCCGACCTTCGACGCCAAGATCACCACCAAGGACCGCGCCGCGTCGCTCTGCAAGTGCCAGCGCAAGGCGCTCGACGTCGCGTACCAGACGGATGTCGGCAAGGCCGCTATCGCGCCGTTCCTGGGCGGCCTGACCGCTGACTTCGAGAAGCTGCCCGCCGCGCTGATCAATGCCGCATTCATGGGCGCCAGCGAGCTGATCAAGGCGCAGAACAACGGGCGCACGCACGACGGCGTCGCGAAGACCAAGGATTTCGGCAAGCCCCGCACGGCCGCCGACATCAACGCAGCCAACCGCAAGTACTGGGCCGACCGGTCCGCCAACTAAGGGAGTGCCACATGGGCAACGCAATCCTGTATCGCATGGCCTCGGGCATCCCCGGGGATATCTCGCGCCAGTCGCAGGCGACCGTCGAGTCGCAGATCCTGAACTCGGCGCTGCCGTTCCCCGGCTACGGGCTGTTCGGCAAGATCGCAGCGGGCAAGTTCGTGCCGATCGCTGGCGGTGACGCCGCCACGGCTGTGTATGGCCTGCTGGTTCGTCCGTACCCGACCACCGGCGGCGCCGGCTCGGAGCCGCTCGGCACGGCCACGCCTCCGACCACCGGCGTCGCGGACGTCATGCGCCGGGGCTACATGACCATCAAGAACAACGCCGGCACGCCGGCCATTGGTGGCCAGGTGTATGTGCGGGTTGCCGCAGCTGCCGCTGGCAAGCCGATCGGCGGCATCGAGGCGGCTGCGGACAGCACCAACACCATCGCGGTTGTTGGCGCCACGTTTATGAACGCCGGCGATGCCAACGGCAACGTCGAGATCGCCTACAACATCTAAGGGGTTTCCCAGAATGAGCAAAATCATCCTCCCGCGCATGGCCGCGGCGGCTGCCATCGCCATGGTCAACGCCCCGGCGATCATCCGCGCCCGCACGCGCGACAGCATGCTGACCTTCGACAGCCGCACGATCGACAGCACTGGCGCCTTCCTGATCGGCGAGCTGGAACGCCTGGACCAGACGCTGCACGGCCCGCTGGCCTCGGTGACCTGGTCCCGCGATATCGACCTGCGCGAGGACGTGTCCATCGCCGACGAGACGTCGTCGTTCACGAACTCCAGCTTCGCCGCTGCGGGCGGCGCTTCCCCGAACGGCAAGTCGTGGATCGGTAAGGACGCTTCGGCCATCGCCGGCATTGCGCTGGACATCGGCAAGACGGCCAGCCCGCTGACGCTGTGGGGCATGCAGATCGGCTGGACCATCCCCGAACTGGAATCCGCTCAGAAGCTGGGGCGCCCGGTGGACCAGCAAAAGTTCACCGGCATGCAGCTCAAGCACAACATGGACGTCGACGAGCAGGTGTACATCGGCGATACCGTGCTGGGAGTCACCGGCCTGGTGAATGCGGCGACGGTCACCAACGTGTCGAACGCCGCCACCGGAATTTGGACGACGGCTACGCCGGACCAGATCGTCGCGGACGTCAATGAGCTTCTGACGAGCGTGTGGGCGGCCTCCGCCTATGCGGTATGCCCGTCCGAGCTGCGCCTGCCGCCGGCCAAATTCGGTCTGCTGGTCAGCCGCAAGGTCAGTGATGCGGGCAACATCAGCATCCTCGAGTACGTGAAGCAGAACACGATCTCGAACTCCATCAACGGCCGGCCGCTGAACATCCAACCGCTGAAGTGGCTGTTCCAGCGCGGGGTCGCGAACGCGGACCGCATGATGGCGTACACCAAGGAGCAGGACAAGGTCCGGTTCCCGCTGGTGCCGCTTCAGCGCACGCCGCTGGAATACCGCGATATCCGTCAGCTCACCACCTACTTCGGCCGGCTGGGCGTGGTCGAGGTGGTGTACCCCGAGCTGATCGGCTACCGCGATGGCATCTGAGGAGCGCGACATGCCGAAGATCTACGTTCGCAAGGCCTTCGTGCTCCAGCACGAGGGCGAGAAGCACGAGTTCGCCGTGGGCAACCACAGCGTGCCGCCGGCGGTGGCCGAGCACTGGTTCGTGAAGGCGCATATCGGCGAGGAGCCGGCGGCGGGTGGGGAGGCCGGTGACCTGGCCGAGCAGCGGGCAGCCCTAGATTCCGCAGGGCAGTTCCTGGAAGGGAAGGCCAAGGAATTGAAGGAACGGCAGGACGCTCTGGACATGCGCGCCGGCACGGTCGCCGACCGCGAGAAGGCAGCCGACCAGCGCGAAGCCGACTTGAACGCCCGCGCCGAAGCGCTGGACACCCGCGAGGTGGCTATCGCCGAGCGCGAGAAGGCGGCGGACGCCGCGGCCAAGCAGACCGGCAAGAAGTAAGGGGGTATGATGCCTCGCGAGGGGCATCAGCCAACCACCTATGACACCAGAACAGTTCAGAGCCGACTTTCCGGAGTTTGCCGACGCGACGAAGTACTCGGACGCGTCCATCGACTTTCAGCTGATCATCGCGACGTCACTGGTGAACCCCTGCCGATGGGGCGTGCTGACCGATCAGGGCATTGAGCTTTGCGCGGCGCACTTCCTCGTACTCGCTCGACGGGACGAGGCGACAGCTGAAGTCGGTGGCATCCCGGGCCAGGTCACCGGCCCGCAATCTTCCAAGGCAGTCGACAAGGTCAGCGCCAGCTACGACACCGGCGCAGCGACCATTGACGACGCCGGTATGTGGAACCTGACGACCTACGGTGTCCGGTTTCTCACTCTCGCCAGAATGATGGGCGCAGGCGGCATGCAGTTGTAGCCGCGCCAGCCCATCGGGGATATCCCATGGGCTTCATGAAGGTGGACAGGCTGAAGCAGGTGCTTCAGTCCATCAACGGCTTGGTCGACCAGCAAGTCCTTGTCGGCGTGCCTGACAGCACCGCCGGGCGCAAGGACGATGGCGCACCGCTCAGCAATGCCGAAATCGGATACATCCAGGAGAACGGCGCGCCGGAGATCAATCTTCCGGCGCGTCCACACCTGGTGCCGGGCGTCGCCGCTGCGCAGCCGAAGACGTTGCCTCAGCTGCAGAAGGGCGTTGAAGCGGCGCTGGATGGCGACATTGACGGCGCAAAGCGGCGGTTGAGCATGGCCGGCCTGGCTGCGCAGTCCTCGGTTCGAGCGCTGATCAGCAGCGGCATCGGCCCGGCGCTGAGCGAGGCAACGCTGCGCAACCGCGCGCGGCGAGGCCGGAAGGGGGCGAAGGAAGAACTGGCGTCCCGCGCCGCCGGTCAGCAGCCCAGCACTGAGCTGGCCAAGCCGCTGATCGACACCGCCCAGTACCGCAACTCGATCACCTACGTGCTACGCAAAAGGAAGTGACCCATGGCACTACTCGACGTCGTCGACGTGCTGCTCGATCCGGATTTCATGGACACAGGGCTGGTGTGCAACCGGATGGTGCAGACGGTCGATGGGCACGGCCGCGCGCAGAACACGGCCACGGCGTCGCCGTTTGCCGCGGTGGTCACCAGCGACAAGGGCGACATCCTGCAGCGCGGCTCGGACGGCAGCCTGATCACCGGATCCATCACGCTGCATACGCCGCTTCGCCTGAAGGACGGCAGCCCAGGGCAGGGCGCCGACGAGGTGGTCTGGCAGGGCCGAACCTATACCGTGGTCAGCGTCAACGACTATAGCCATTTCGGGCGCGGCTTCGTTGCCGCCACCTGCGATCTGAAACCGCTCTCGGGGTAATCCATGGCAAATACCAGCGCCACCGGCGGCTACCTTGCGCCGACGGCGCCGGTTCCGCCAGACGACGATGATCTCGACAACCTGTTGCAGGAACTGGTCGCAGGGGTGACCGGCTTGCCCGGGGAGATGGTGCGGCCGCGCTGGCAGCCGACCGTCCCGACGCAGCCTGAGCCGACCGAGAACTGGTGCGCGATGGGCGTCAGCGTGCAGACGAACGACTCAGGCCCCGCCATTCAGCATGACCCTGCCGGCGACGGCAGCGACACCTACACCCGGCATCAGCAGATCGACCTGATGTGCTCCTTCTACGGGCCGAGCGCCAAGGGGTACGCCCAGCGCCTGGCCGACAGCATGTCCATTCCGCAGAACAGCGAGCAGCTGGCGCTGAACGGGATGAAGTTCGTCCGCGCCAGCGACATCCAGCCAGTGCCGGCCCTCATCAACCAGCAGTGGAACCGGCGCTATGACCTGACGCTGGTGCTGCGCCGCAAGCTCACCCGGACCTATCCGGTCCTCAACCTGTTGTCCGCCGAAGTGCAGAGCACCACCAACTCGGTGCCGCCGGTGGCCGCGACGACCAACATTCACCAGTAGAGGAATGACTATGTCCAACGGACTGCCGGTATCGCGGCTGATCAACGTCTCCATCAACATGTCGCCGCTGGCGGCCCAGGGCGCCAACCTCAACAATGAGGTGATCCTGGGCGCCTCGCCGGTGATCGACACCAACGAACGCATGCGCTCGTACGGAACCATCGACGCCGTGGGCAGCGACTTCGGCAACACCGCGCCGGAATACCTGGCCGCGCTGCTGTACTTCCAACAGACGCCCCAGCCGTCGCAGCTCAACATCGGCCGGTGGGCGAAGACCGCCACGGCGGGCTCGCTGCGAGGCGCGGCGCTGTCCGCCGCCCAGAAGGACATCACCGTGTGGAAAGCCGTCACGGCCGGTTCGTTCAAGCTGACCGTCGACGCCACCGTGAAGACGGTCTCGGCGCTAGACTTCTCGAGCGTGACCAACCTGAACGGTGTGGCCACGATCATCCAGACGGCGCTGGCCGGCGCCGGATTTGTGTGGAACGGCACCCAGTTCGTGGCCACCTCGCCGACCACGGGGACCGCCTCGAAGATCAGCTACGCCACGCCGAGTGGCTCTGGCACCGATATCTCGGCCATGCTGGGCATGACCAGTGGCCTGGCCTTGGTTCCGGTCGACGGTATCGTGGCCGAGGCCCCAGACGCGTGCGTCAACATCTTCCTGGACCGCTTCGCGAACAAGTTCCTCGGTATCCAGTTCGCCGACACGTCGCTGACGAACGACCAGCACGTCGCAGTGGCCGACCTGATCGAGGCGGATCAGCGCCACATCTACGGCGCCACCACGCAGGAGCCACAGGCGCTGGACGGTACCGTGACGACGGACCTGCTGTCCCGGTTCAAGGCCAAGGGTTACAAGTACTCGTTCGCGCAGTACTCGAGCAACAGCCCGTACGCCGCAGCGTCGCTGTTCGGCCGGTTGCTGACGACCAATTTCAACGGCAACAACACGACGATCACCCTGATGTACAAGCAGGAGCCGGGCATCGTGCCGGAGACCCTGTCGAGCAGCCAGGCCAACGTGTTGCAGGACAAGCGGGGCAATGTGTTCGTCGAGTACGACAACGACACGGCCATCGTGCAGTACGGCGTGACGCCGAGCGGCATCTACATCGACTCGGTCTACAACTCGATCTGGTTCCGTAACCGCGTCCAGACCGATGTGTACAACCTGCTGTACCAGAGCCAGACGAAGGTACCGCAGACCGACGCCGGCAATGCGCTGATCGCCACGACGATCGAAGCGGCCTGCGCGGCCGCTGTGAACAACGGCTATCTGGCACCGGGCGTCTGGAACTCCGATGGCTTCGGCGCGCTGAAGCAGGGCGACACGCTGGCTAAGGGCTACTACGTCTACGCGCCGCCGATCGCGTTGCAGTCGCAGGCCGACCGCGAGGCCCGGAAGTCCGTGGCGTTCCAGGTTGCGGCGAAGGAAGCCGGCGCCATCCACACCGTTGACATCCTCGTCAACGTGAACCGCTGATAGGGGAAATTATGTCCGGAACGTATTCGTTCATCGATGTACAGGCTTCCATCGTCGGGCCCGGGGGAGCCTTCTCGCTGGGTTACGGCGAGGCCACGGCCGAGGAAGGCATTACGGTCGCCATGGCAAATGACAAAAACGCCATGACTATTGGCTCGGACGGTAGCGGCCAGCACAGCCTGCGTGCCGACAATTCGGGCCAGATTACCCTGCGTTATCTGAAGACGGCGCCCGTGAACCGCACCCTGATGGCGCTGTACAACGCGCAGCGTATCGACAGTCGTCTGTGGGGCAAGAATGTGCTCACCGTGTCGCAGTCGGTCGCAGGCGACATCGTCGCCGCAACCCAATGCGCGTTCAAGAAGGTGCCAGACCTGACGTATGCCACCGAGGGCGGCACGGTCGAGTGGGTGTTCGACTGCGTGCGCATCGACGAAATGCTGGGGACCTACTGACCATGGGCCGTGAAATCCAACTTGGCGGCAACGCCTATTCGATCGGGCGCCTGACGGCGAAACAGCAGTTCCACGTGTCGCGCCGCATCGCGCCGATCATCCCGCCGCTGATCCCGGTGTTCCTGAAGCTGGCCAAGACGAGCGGTGGCGCGGCCGGCGCGATGGATGCGCTGACCCAAGACCTCGACGGCTTCGGCCAGGTCCTGCAGCCGTTTGCTGACGCACTTGCGGCCATGAACGATGCTGATGCCGACTACGTCATGGACAACTGCCTGACTGCCGTGCAGCGGCAGCAGCCCACAGGCTGGGCCCGCGTGGTGTCGCCCGAGCAGAAGACGCTCATGTTCCAGGACATGGACATGGCCGTGATCCTGCCGCTGGTGGTGCAGGTCATCGTGGCCAACCTCGGCCCTTTTATTCAAGGGCTGCTTACCAGCCAAGCGAGCAGCCCGGAATCGGTGGCACAGGCTGGCTGAAGCACCTGCCAGACGGCGAGGACTGGCTGCTGGCACCGGTTGCCGAGGGCTGGTGCAATTATGAGTCCCTGATCGACGGCACCCTGGGGCTTGAAGACATCGCGCTGATGAACGACGCGCTGGCCGTCCGGGCCGACAACCAGGCGGCCGCGCGCCGCATATTGGAACAGCAGAGCAATGGCCCAAAGCACCGTCATCCGTGAATTTCTTGTCGCCCTGGGCTTCAAGGTCGACGAGAAGGGCCTGAGGAGGTTCAGCGACGGCGTCGAGCAGGCCACGAAGGGCGTCAAGCAGCTGGTGACGACCATCTCGGCATCAGCGCTGGCCGTCAGCGTGGGCGTCTCGGCGCTGGCGTCGAAGCTGGAGAACCTGTACTTCGTCTCGAAGCGCACCGGCGCGGCGGCCACCAGCCTGAAGGCGTTTGACTTCGCAGCGCGGAATCTGGGCATCTCGACCGAGACGGCCTTCGGTGCGGTGGAGAGCCTGGCCAAGTTCCTGCGCAACAATCCGGCCAGCGAGGGATACCTGGCGACGCTGGGCGTGCAGACGCGCAACGCCAACGGCGAGCTGCGCGACACGGTCGACATCCTGTCCGACCTCGGCGCGCAACTGGCGAAGCAGCAGACCTGGCTGGCCAGCCAGTACGGAAGCGTGCTCGGCATCGACGAGAACCTCCTGCTGGCCATGCGTGACGGCGATTTCGCCAAGTTCATGCAGCAGTACCGGGAGATGTCCCGGCGCAATGGCCTGGACAAGGCCGCCGAGGACGCGCACGCGTTCATGGTCGCTCTGCGCGGGCTGGGCACGACCTTCGAGAACTTCGCCATCAAGGTGGAGGGCGCGCTGCTGCGCAAGGTCGGTCCGCAGCTCGCACGATTCCAGAAGTGGTTCGAGGAACACTCTGGCGAGATCTCCGCGCGCGTGGCCGAGATCGCCAGCGCGATTCTGGCAGCCGCAGCCGCGCTCGGCCCGCCGCTGTCCTGGCTGGCCGACAAGTTCATCGAGCTGGACAAGGCCACGGACGGCTGGTCGACGAAGATCATGCTGCTGGTTGGCGCTTTCGGCGCTCTGGGCGGCTTCAAGATCGTCAGCGGCATCTGGAAGATGGTCGCGGCGGTGCGCGCGCTGGGTGCGGCCAATGCCGCAGCGGCGGCTGCCGGCGGCGCTTCTGCTGCTGGGGGTGCCGCTGGTGCCGGCGCAGCTGCTGGCGCGGGCGCTGGGTGGCTGGCGCGCTTCCTGCCGTGGGCAGCTCGGATCGGCGGCGCCGCCGCGTTGCTCTTCCACAGTGGCGGCCTGAACCACGGCGAGGATGCGGAGCTGGCGCGCCGGCGTGGCGCCGCAAGGCAGCCAGCGGGCTCGGGGATTGCCGGAGTCGATGCGGTCTCGTTCTTCCAGCGGATGGGGTGGTCTCCTGAACAAGCCGCCGGCATCGTGGCCAACCTGCAGCGTGAGAGCGGCAGCGGCCTGAACCACCAGGCCGTCGGCGACAGCGGGCGCGCCTATGGCGTCGCGCAATGGCACCCGGACCGTCAGGCGAACTTCAAGGCATGGGCCGGCAAGGACATCCGCGATTCGTCCCTGATGGAACAACTGCAGTTCGTGAACCATGAGCTGACGCAGGGCGCGGAGCAGCGCGCCGGTCAACTGCTGCGCGCCGCGCAGAATGCCCAACAGGCAGGCGAGATCGTGTCGCGCTACTACGAGCGGCCGGCGCAAGCCGACCTGGAGGCCGCGCGCCGCGGCTCGGCAGCCGTCGACCTGCAGCAGCAGACCAACATCAACTTGTACGGCGTGTCGGACCCCACGGCCGCCGGCCGGGCTGTCGCCAGCGAGCAACGCCAGGTGAACGACGACATGGTGCGCAACATGCAGGGGGCAATCTCGTGAGTTTCCTCGACATCATCACCCTGGTGCCGAAGACCATTGG